GCTGTTTTAGCAGGGAACACTTCATTAATAGTATCCACTATTTGACTAGCAGTAGTTTTTGGCCCAAAATTATCAAAGAAATCTGTTGCTTCGTCTAACTCAAATGTATATGTTCCTACTGTTAAGGATATTTTCCAAGCACTATTTGTTACTGAAGTTGGAACTGTTATTTTGGCAGTAGCAGATGCCAAATCTTTGTATTCATTACCCTGCCAAACTTCCAACCTTACTATCTTACGAATTTTAGGTTGAGACAATTGCACAAAACCAACATAGTCTTTCCATGTAGATACAGGATAAGCCCCTTGATTCCATCCATCGAATGAAAAGTATTCATCTTTATGTATGATAGGACGATATGATTGTCCTATACCGCCGTCTATTTTTTCTTCTACTCTCTTATAATCAGCCTTACCGCCCGCAATTATAGTTTTGTTTTTATAAATTTCAATATTTTTAGCTCTGCCAAAATGACTTAATTTAATTTCTTTAAAAGAAATAAGAGAATTTGGAATCAATCCAGAAAGAAATTCTGAATTAGATAAAAAATATGAAAAATATGATTTGATCGACAAAAACTAGCGATTAACGTTATTTAGAAATCTAAAAATAAAAACTATGAACCACACAACAGTTTACGATCCACTTCAAAAACAACACTACCGCATAATCAATGGTGTTAGACATTGGCAGCAACCAAGACCTAAAGAAAAATATAGTAAATTTACAAAAACACTAGATTAACGCTACATTTAAATTAAATAAAACCATATTCCCATAGTGGCTAACGGCAGAACTAATAAGAGTGAGCATGAGTTCAGAGTGAACAAAGTAGCTAATCTTTTGTCTGTCGGTACTGTTAGATCAGAGATAGTTCGATTTGCCTCGACTGAATGGGGTGTATCTTCAAGGACAGTTGATAGCTATATGCAAGATGCCAGAGAGATTTTGAAGCAAGATTTTGATATTGATAGACGACAATTTACTGCGGAAGTTTTAGCTCAGTATGCATCACTGGCAAAAGAGGCTAGGAAATCAGGGCAGTTAACAGTTGCTTTAGGCTGTATAAATTCAATGGCAAAGGTCGGTCAGGTGATGTCTTGAGCATACTGAACAGAGAAGGTTCTGTTCTGGATCATGTAGGCAGTCACTACACTGATATTGATACTGATGAGTTATTAGAAAAAATAAGAAACGATTTACACCCACCGCAGCAACAGTTCTTTGATAATCAGAATGAAATAGTAGGACTTAGTGCAGGCTATGGGGCTGGTAAGACTAGAGCTTTATGCAGTATGGCAGTAAAGTTAGCTGCAATGAACATCGGCTTTATTGGTGCTGTTATGGAACCAACGGCTCCTTTGATTCGTGACATATGGCAAACAGACTTTGAGTTGTTCCTTGAGCAGTATGAAATCCCATATACCTTTAGAGCTAGTCCGCTTCCAGAATATACAATGCACTTCAAAGAAGGTGATAGCAAACTACTCTGTAGATCCTTTGAAAATTGGAGCAGAATTATTGGTCTGAATCTTTCGCACGTTCTTGTTGATGAAATAGACGTAGTTTCCCCAGTAATAGCAGATAAAGCCTTCCCTAAAATACTTGGACGATTAAGGGCTGGTAATGTTCGCCAGTTTTGTGCAGCCAGTACACCAGAGGGATTTAGGTGGTTATATAACACCTTCGGTACTGATGAAGCAAAAGAAAGAACTGATCGGGAACTAATAAAGATGAGGACTCAAGACAATCCACATTTACCTGATGACTTCATTGAACGTATGCAAGCCAACTATGACCCATCAATGTTGCAAGCCTATCTCAATGGAGAGTTTGTCAATCTAACAACAGGTCAGGTTTATGATCGCTTCACTAGAGAAAACAATGTAATAACTGCAAAGCCTGATATTGGATTAGAACCATTAAGAGTTGGCATGGACTTTAACATCGGCAACATGAACGCAGTGATCGGTATCGTACAAAATCAAAAATTGTTAATATTTGATGAGATTTCTAAAGCTCACGATACAGATAGTATTGCTCAAGAGATCAAAGCCAGATACCCTATGAACAAGATATACGTTTACCCAGATGCAAGTGGAGGCAACAGAAGTACTAATGCAAGTCAAACAGACATTCAAATCCTTGAAGGCTATGGGTTCAGCAATCAAAGCCCACGTTCTAACCCCCCAGTCAGAGACAGGATCTCTTCCGTACAGGCTTTATTATGTAACGGCAAAGGGGAAAGCCGTTTACAAATCCATGCCAGTTGCAGAAAGCTAATAGAGTCAATGGAACTCCAGAGCTACAACACTAAGGGTGAACCTGATAAAGAATCTGGTTATGACCATATGGCTGATGCTGTGGGCTATTTAATCTGGCGAGAGTTCAATCCATTATTTGCTCGTGCGGGCAGACCTACAGGGATTAGAATATATTAAGAACATGATAGTATTGAGGCAAAACTGTGTATAGCTCACTAAATATTTACAACCAGCCTGTAACAGTAGCTCCTACAACAGTAGCAAGCCCAAATGCAGCCTATCAAAGGATGGCTAATTTCTGGGATCTAATAGCTGACCTCAAGGAAGGAACATATAAGGTCAGGAGTGAGCATAGAAAATACCTCCCACAGGAGAGCAGGGAAACTGATGACTCATATGACGTTCGCCTTTCAAGATCCACTGTTGTTCCATATTTGCAACGAATCGAGAAAATGTTAAGCGGCATGCTGGTGAGGAAGCCAATTAGATTAGATGATGTTAGTGATCTGGTAAGGGAACAGCTTTTCGATGTGGACTTGGAGGGTAATGATCTGAATATATTTTTATACAATGTTGCAAGAGTAGCGATTTCTTTTGGTCATGTTGGAGTATTGGTAGATGCACCGAAGGATGGCGAGAAGACCAGACCATACTGGGTGACTTATAGTCCAAAGGACATACTAGGATTTAGAAGTGAAATCATAGATGGTTCAAGGCAACTCACACAAGTAAGGTTATTAGAACAGGTTGTTGAGCCAGATGGAAAGTATGGTGACAAGATAATTAAACAGATTAGGGTTTTGGAAAGGGGTAGATATGAGATCCACAGGAAAGATAAAAAAGGGGAATATAAATTACATGATGAAGGTGAAATGAGCCTCAAGGACAAGATTCCATTTTCGATTGCTTACTCAAACAGGGTTGGTTTCTTTGAAAGCCGTTCCCCTTTGTATGACATTGCAGAACTAAACCTTAAGCATTACCAGATTCAGAGTGACTTGGACAATATCTTGCACATCAGTTCTGTTCCTTTACTTGCTGTCTTTGGCTATCCAAATGCAGATGAGATAACAAGTGGCCCTAATGAAGCATTATCATTACCACCTGAGTCAAGGATGGAATATATCAGCCCATCTGGTGATAGCTATGACAGCCAGTTTACTAGGTTGAAGGATATTGCAGAGCAGATCAATACTTTGTCGTTAGCTGCGGTATTAGGTCAGAAGTTAGTAGGAGAAACAGCAGAAGCTAAAAGGATTGATAGGTCACAGAATGACAGCACCATGATGGTGATTGCACAGCAGATGCAAGACTTGATTGATAACTGCCTCAGATTTCATAGCGAATATCTTAATGAACCTAATGCTGGTAGCTCTTTTGTTAATAGAGACTTTGTTTCTGCGAGATTAGCACCACAGGAGATAACCAGTTTGCTTACATTGTTTACTGCTGGAACTATTAGTCAGGAGACTTTATTGAATCAACTAAGTACTGGAGAAGTTCTCGGTGATGATTTCGATGTTGAAGAAGAGATAGAAAGTACACAGCAGGGAGGACTTACAGAAGTAGAGCCACCAGAAGAACCCGATGAGGAACCAGAGGAGGAGGAAGAGGGAGAAGAATGATAAATGAGTATTCCAGAGGTATTTTTTAGGGAGACTATTGATCTAAACAGGTACAGTAATGCTGTCTCTAAGGATTTTGTACAAACATACAATGATGTAATCCTAACGGCTGCAAAGAAACTCAAGCAAATAGATATAAGACAAGCCGAAGCTGGGGCAGGGGTTGTCATATCACCACAGACTAGGAAAAGACTTAGAGCAATAATCCAGCAATCAAAGATAAGTTTGG